CCTCAATACGGAAGAGTAGCAATATCGGTATACTTAAATGATAATACAGAAATTATTTCTAGTACATTATCTAATTCATATATAAGATATCTAAACGAAAGAAGCCCGTTAGGAATTGAGCCCATCTTTGTACAAACTGAATTTGTATACGCTGATGTGATAGTTTCAGTTAAATATAGCAAGAAGACAACTGAAAAGACAGCAGCTGATCTCGAAGCATTAGTTAGAACAGCAATTACCGCTTATTCAGATAATAATTTAGAAGACTTTAATAAAACATTAAGATCATCAAAACTTGCTGGAATTATTGATGCGCTAGATACGGGTATCGAAAGTACAGAGTTAAAAGTATCACCTATTATTGAATACTCGCCACCAGTTAATTATAATACGAATCCTACGTTTAAGTTTGAAGCTGAATTGGTTAAACCTTATCCTTATAAAAGTGCGAATGGTTTTACGAATTTTAAACCTGCGGTTAAATCTTCTGTGTTCGATGTTAAAGGTACTTGTGTATTCTTACAAGATGATGGCGCAGGAAACATTATGTTTGTTACTGACGAAGTAACAAATCCACAGATCACTAATCCTACAGCAGGTACGGTAGATTATACAACAGGTTTAGTTAAGCTAACAAACTTTGAAGTAGAATCATATACTGGTGCAGCAATTAAGATTACTGCAACGACCAAGGAGAACGATGTTAAGGCTCCAAAAGGTCGCGTGTTTATTGTAAGAGATACTGATGTTAAAATAGGAATGTATTTAGAAGAGTTCCAATCTCCGGTAGCAACACAATCGGCAACGAACCCACCTAACACTACTATCAATACAGTATACTAATTAGAGAGAACAGATATGCCGCAAGGTGATATAGAAAAGAATCTATCGCTTTTTATTAAGCAACAATTTCCTGCGATATATCGTGAGAACGGACCTGAGCTCGTACAATTAGCCGAAGACTATTATAAGTTCTGTGAAACTCAAACGAATCAGTCTGTGTATCACCAGAGAAGGTTGTTTGAACATAAGGACATTGATACTACACTTGAGAGTATGCTTATATTCTTTAAGAAAAAGTATCTTGATAATCTACCGCTCAAAACTGATAACGTAAAGTTTATTGTTAAAAACATTCTAGACTTGTATAGATCAAAAGGTACTAAAAGAGGTATAGAATTATTCTTTGCTATATTCTATCAGGAGTTTGATATTGAAATACTTTATCCTTCTGAAAGAATGGCAAAGGTGTCTGATAGTGAATGGAAACAAGGTGTATACCTACAGATGTTTCCAAACGATGGTGCCTTTCTATCAAAAACTGGCGCAGAATATACTTACTACAATTTATTATCTCGTAACGTTACAGGATCTTCCTCTAAAGCAAAGGCTGCCGTAAGATCGGTTAACTTCTTTATTCTAAATAACATTAGAACAGCTATTGTATATCTCGATGATATAAAAGGTAACTTTGCTAAATACGACAGCATACATACTATTATTAATGGAGAGTTAGTTAACTTTGGTAGAATTAATGGTTCTCTTTCAAGCTTTGATATTGATAAAAATGGCGAGGGTCAAACTGGAATCGAAGTTGTATCTGTATACGAAGTTAAACAAAAAGACGGTCGTGCAGGTAAAGCAATAGTAACAGAAGTATCTGATGAAACCACGGGTAAGATAACTTATACGTTAGAAGACGGCGGTTACGGTTATCAGCTAAACAATACAAGGCTATTAGTATCTAATCAATCCATTATCACAAATAATAGTTTTACTGGTTATAATCAAGGTTTTGTAAAATACGAAACTTTATCAGATCAGAATAATAATTCTGGTTATGTTATTGGTCAAAACGACAGTTCTATCGGTTTACTTATGGATGCTGGTGATGCATTCAATGCTGGCAGTGTCATAACTACAGTCAGGCCAAATATTATCGTTAACGGTGTATCTACTCCTGTACCGCAGTTAACTATTACTGTTGCATCAGGAGGCAACGAAGTTACATCAAAGAACGAATCTTCACCGGGACCATTGTTTCCTGATACCGCAGATGCAGACGATGTTAAAGTTAGTGCATTAAGGAATGTATCAATCGCTTCTGTTATAACGGATGTAGTAGCTCCGCATCTTCCAACAGTAATTAATCAGGCTGACTATTCAACAACTGCTGCGTTCTCAGGTACTGCTTCGCCAGTTACTTTTACAACGCCTTTAGATGAAGCCTTTGATATTCAAGATCTTACAATAGGTGAGATCGTTGGGTTTGAAAATATTAACCCCGGTTCAAATTATAGAAACGATGTATTCGTTGCTGTACAAGATAACATATTCAACAAGTTTGACCGAAGAAGTCAACTTATAACATTTGCAGATGCTGGTGATGCAGGTAGTTTCTCAATTGGCGATATCGTTACAGAACCAAGCACTAACATATCTGGTCGAGTTATAGACGTTATACAGAATGGCGGATATATTTCAGTAATGCCATTTAGTTATTATGGATTTAACGGAAGCAGTATAAGACTATCCGGATCCATAGGTGATAATAAAGTGGTGTCTAGTGTGACAGCAGATTATTCTGATTCGTCTCAAGTGATGGGCGATAGTGCTATCGTTGATGCCGAAACAAAATTTGCGTTTGGTAGAGTATCTAAAGTTAATATATTATCATCAGGATTTGGATATGTTGATTACGGAAAGCCTGAAACGTTTGGTACAGGATACGGACAATTAATAGATACCGATGGCGAGGTTGTTGCTTCAGGTTGGGTTGGTGCAGATAGGCAAGGTACTACTGAAGGTTATTGGGCTGGTGAAAATTCTCACTTAAGCGGATACATTCAGAACAGTGTAACTAATGTCACAACGATATTACCAAATAGTAATTTTGCGTTAGCAGTCACGGCAGTCGCCGCAGGATCAGATCCTGTTAGTTCAGTTGTTGGTTTAGCACCAGAATTCGAAAACTGGGCAAACAGTGTAGGCTCAGACGGATATGCTTATGGTGATATTACTGGTGATGGAAGTATAACGTCAGCTGACGGATTACAATTTGCCAAGATCTCTGTCGGTTCATCAGTACCAGCTGCCCAAACCGCAAGATGGAATGATATCATTGTACCAAGCTTGAAAACAAAGAGCTGGTACTTGGAAATGGAAAATGTAATATGGACAACAGATTCAATTGTTAGTACCTACGATCAATCGTATTATGATTCTGGTGTTAGAGTACAAGATAGCAATTACTTCCAAGAGTATTCATATCAAATTAAATCATCGTTACCACTTCAGGAATATGAAGAACTATTAAAACAAAATGTTCACCTAGCAGGTAGCAAATTGTTTGGAGACTTTATATTTAAATCTTATCAGGCTTCAACGATTAAGCCAAGGTTTATGAGATTGTTTAATGATGATGGGGGTGGATCGCCATTTGATCTTGCGAATACCTCATTACTTGAAGCATCGGTAACAAACTTCACGGTTGATAGCTCTTTTATATCTGTAGACCACGAACCAGTATAATAAATATTTAAAATAAAGATTCACTAGGAAATAAGCCATGACAAAGCAAGTAATTAATATCGGAACAACGGCAAACGACGGGACGGGTGATCCGTTACGAATTGCATTCGATAGAGTAAACGATAACTTTAACGAAGTTTACAATGCGCTGGGTAATTCGCAAAACCCAATTGATCTATTCGATAATAACGGCGCGCTTGATCTATTAGGTAAACCGCATAAAGTATCTTTCTTATATGATACTAAAGCATTAGTTGATGCAGTGTCGCCTTCGACTTATCATGGTGCTATTGCACACGCACACGATACTGGAACCGTGTATTATGCACACGGTTCATGGAGAGGATTACTAACTGATAACTCAGCAGGAGACGTATTAAATTATGTTGACCCGCTAAATCTAATATCGTATAAAGCTAATGTTATTAACGAAGATAACTCTGCATATACTGCAAATCTTATTCTTAAGTCAACTGGCACCGGTTCTTATGAATGGGTGGCGCAAGCGCAGTTTGACACAAGCCTAACTCAACTTACTGATGTTGTGATTTCAAGTCCTCAGGCAGACCAAGTATTAGCTTACAATGGTTCTGAGTGGACTAATCTATCGCCAACAGGTGGAAGCGGTGGAGCTAATCTGTTTAATACTGTCGCAGTTGGTAGTGATAGCATTACTGCTGATAGTGAGACAGATACTTTAACACTAGTCGCAGGATCTAATGTTACTCTTACAGCAAATACATCAACTGATACGATTACAATTGCTTCAACTGGCGGTTCTGGTGCAACGAGCTTACTTGCTCTAACTGACGTTGGTTCTGATGGAACTAATGGTCAAGTATTAACCACAGACGGTAGTGGTGCATTTACGTTTACAACAATAGGTGGTGGAAGTGGTGGAGATTATGCTGATTCCGATGTTAGTGCTCATTTAAATACAAGTGCAGCAACTACGAATCAGATATTAAGTTGGACAGGTTCTGACTTTGCTTGGGTTGCAGATCAAACGGGTGGCAGTTCATACACTAACTCAAATGTTGATACTCATCTAAATTCCGGTACTGCAGCATCAAGCCAAGTATTAAGTTGG